TATTATTCCGATAAATAAACCGAAAAAAGCAGCCCATTTTAAACCTTTCCATTCTTTCATACCATTACCTTTAACTCATCCAATAACTTAGCTTGTATATCTTGCCACTCCATTACATCACAACTCCACTCACTACACTCGCTATCGTAAAGCTCTATTAATTGAAGATTGAAACTATCAACTCTTACTTCATAATATCCTTCCTCCTCATAAGTGCTTAAATCTAATCTAATGTCTAAGTGAGCAGTTAACCAATATCCATTCCAATCAAATGAAACAGCCCAACAATCATCCTTAAAACTATCTTCATTCTTATAGTTAAATTGGATATTGGGGAACTGTTTTTCTTCATTCCAATTTATGTTTGTTATTTCTCTCATTTGTTATTCATTTTTATTAAGCCTCTTACAAAAGCCCTTGTCATTTCTTTGTGATTATCAATGCTTTTAAATTTTTCTTCTTCTTCTTTGGTTACTCGTACATTAATATTCCCGTACATTGGTTCTTTTTTTTCTCGTGCTTCTAATACAAGGGTAATATGAGTTTCATTTCTACCTTGTCCGATTGCTTCGGGTAACTCATTACCGTTAGCATCTGCTTTTTTAAATTTGTTCTTTTGTTCTGTAATTAACATATTTTTTAGTTTTAGAATTAATACTCTACAAATGTACACAAAATGTTTACAATACCAAATAAAAAGATGTGATATTTTACTAAAAATACTTAACTACTTGAAAATGAATAAACATAAAAAAACTCCAGCAAATCAATGAGGAGTAAAAAACAAGATTCAAAGCTTGTTGTTTTGGTTATCTTAATATCAATACAGTAATTATTCCAGCTCCAAAAGCAATTGGAACTCCAAAGAAAGTTAATTTCTTGCTGATTTTCAATTTTAAGGTGGTTTTCTGCAACTCTTTATCCAATTTGGATATTCTGCTTGTATGAAGAAGAATCTGTTGTTGGTCGTTCTTTAAAACGTTTTTAAAATGATTTATTTGAAGTGCTTGATTTGAACGGATTGAATCACAAATTTCAAACAACTGTAAATCCTTGAATATAATTCTTGCATCTTCAGCAGTTAAACAAACGCTATCTTCTTTTATTTGCGTAGTTTGACAAACTGAACTGTAACTGATTAACAGTAAATGTATCAATACTGTTATCTTTTTCAAGGCTATCATATAGGTTTTCATAAATAGTATTTATATTTTGAAGTTCATTTATAATTTCAAGGTCCTTAATTCTTTCATCTTTTAAACTATCAATTGCAAGTTGATAAATAAGCTCCTCTTCAGAAATCCCTTCTGGAGAAGAAAACATTCCTTGAAAGAATATAATCAGAAGCAAACCAATAATAATATATTGAATATTATTTTTAATCATTTTCTTCACTATTTAAAAGATTTGCTTTTTTGCTTTCCTTTTTGTTAAATATTTTGCTCACTCCATTCAATCCTAATAAAGTGCAACCAGCAATTAACATTGAATTAAATAAATTTTCATTTGATGTATAAAAGTTTAATCCATCCAATATAAAAGAACAGCAAACTAAAAACATAATTATTAAACCCCAAATCTTCTTTGAAGAATATTTACCTCCTTCTTCCTCTAAAAATTGGTCTTTAAAAAACTTGCAATTTGCCATAACCTTTATATTTGAAAATGAGGCATATCTACAAAACTTTTCCAATCGCCTCCCCAAGTTAATTTTACGCCAAATTTATCTAAAGCAACTTCTTTAATATGTTCTGCGATAGCTGTTAAATGCTTTCTATCCCAAGATGCCTTTCCATCAACGTAAGCATAAATATCAAATGCTTTTCCTGTCTGATGGTAACTCTTTTTATTGTAACCATCCAATTTAGAAACACCTTTTTTGTAAAGTTCATTTTGCCTTTCAGCAGTTCTTAAACCTCCATCATTCGGTATTCCAAAATCTATAGGACTTTCTTTTATTGCCTCCTTAACTATTTCAATTAATATTGGCTCAATACCATTTAATCTTGAAAGGCTTCTTTGACTTAATTTGTACATTACTTTATTTTTTGAATTTTTTCAGACAATACCAATGCTTCCGACATTTTATTCCTCAACATTGTTCTGTCTTCATTTTTTTGTGCTTTATTTAATTCATTCGATAAAACTGAAACAGTTAAATCTAATCCACCTAATAAAAGTGTTTTTTCTGCTTCTGTTAATTTTTCCATGTTACAATTATTTTTAGTCTATATTATTTCTGTATTTCCTACACCAATTAATTCATCTATTATATCTTGAAGCCAATCCTGTACAAGTAATCCTGCATTCGGTAATGTATTCATATCTAACCACTCTTGCTCTGTGCAATTTTTAACTATTTTGTAGCCAAAATTATCTACGGCAGGAACGGTCAATTTACCATTCTCCATAGCTGACTGACTAAAATATAGTTTTATAAAATATATTACAGTCATTGATTCGCCTACCATTCGAGTAGTATAATCAACTATACTTCCTGCTGATACATTCCCTCCATCGGGTCTTTGCAATTGTTTATTAATTTTTATCATGATTTAATTTTTTGTAAAGTTATTAATTAATTTGGAATTCTTAAGACTTTATATCCAACACCACCCGAATCAGCAACACCAACACTTACCCTTTCTAATGTTCCATTATCAACATCATAAATAACAAATCTCGTGTTTCCTGCCACTCCATTATTATCAAAATAAGCATTTACCTGATTTGCCGAGTTTCTAAATTGTATTATGTGGTCAGCCCCTGAGTCCACATAAGTAGTTCCTGCATCCTCTCCAATTCTCGTTGTGCCACCTATTTGAATAACATAACCTGTCGGCATTGATACTGCATTTCCTACAAATGCTTGTGTTCCAAATGATAATGAGTTCGCAATATTCACATTACCTTGTACTGTTAATAAAGCAGTAGAGAACTGTGTAGCTGTATTAATACATACGTATCCACTTGTTCCTCCTGCATTTTCTCCTGCCACCAACACATTGTTTCTGTTGTCTCCATCAACCCTTAAAGCAACAGAACTATCCAACCCCTTTATGTGGACTTTAGCAGTTGAAATAGATGGTGTTCCTATTAGTAGCCTACCGTCTTGTGCCACAAAATAATTGCTTTCTGCCAAACTTGATAGTATTAACTCCCCACTTGATGTTGCTTGGTCATAACCCAACCTTGCTCTTTCTGTGGCACTAACATCTCTAACCAAAAATCCATAATCAAAAGTTTCATCTGCCATCTGAATAGCAACATCTCCACCTAACCATTTAGTAAAATTAGTGTTTGCAGTCAATGTTCTATCAGCCAAAATTGTTCCGTCTGCCGTATAGATATTATTTACGTTAGTATTTATGTACGTAAGAAAATTGGCTACTGTTATTTTTGCTGATTCATACGAGCTTCCTACATCGTCTGTAGAATCTAAATCCATCAAATCATCTGATGTTACAGTTCCCGAAGTTCTTATTTTTGTGTATTGATTTATTTGCTTACTCATGGCTTTTTATTTTAAAAATTTCGTTTTATGAAATAGTCGTTGTTCTCAACAAATTTCATTGTATATTTTTTCTTTGGATTTAAGATGCTATCGGGCTTTTCAATCGTATTAGGAAAAACTCCTATTCGTCTAAAAATGCTTTCAGCTTTAATTGAATAATCAGTAATTAGAATTTCATTCGCTAACATTTTGTTGTAAATCAATTGTGTAGCAACTTCATAATCTAATGGCTTTGTGTTCAACGTCCACTCTCTCGACATTTTATCTTGAATCTGTTCTATTTTTCTTGTTTCAGTAACGTATCTATCATTCTCATAAACAGGCGTAGGATTACCAAATCGAGCAGGAATCCTAACTGACTGATACCAATTTAAACCTGTGAAGTCAAACTGATTCCCTATAATATTTCCATTTTGAGTTGATTCAATTCGTACTGTTCCGTCTGCATTCTCATCTGAATAAACACAAACATTGAACAATCTACTTTCGTAAGTTGATGGATTCCCCACTATATTTAACTGTGCTTTAATTTGGTATTGACCTACTCCAAAGGCATTATAAACCAATTCCCAATCAACTAAATATCCTACATAAAGTTGTTGTTCTGCACTTCCTGTAGGAAATCCATTAAAGAAAGTTCCGTAAGTATTTGTATTTAAATCAGCAACCTTAATATCATTCAAATAAAGTTCAATTGCAACCGTATCAGCAGGTACAAACCTCTTAAATAGAAATTCGTTTTTATCATTCTTATACCATTCGCCTCCTGCAAAAACAAATATTTTTTCTACATAAGGACAAGCAATATAATCACAAATACAAATATCGTTAGTTTGTGGCTCGGGTATATTTGGTAAACTCGCACCTAAAATCTTATGAGCATTTGCACTTCCGTAAGCATACGGTATTGTATTAGGTAATTGTATAGTTATCATGGTGCTTCAATTTTTGTTTCTACAGTTCCACTTGTATCTTTAATGGAATTGTCGGGAGATGTTAATTTGCCCTCTGCTATATTACCATCATGTATTCTTGAAGATAAATTATAACCTATTCCACTCGCTACTAAACTACCATCTATTAAGCATTCAAAAACAACATTTCCTGCATTTAGATAAACAAATAATTTAGTACCCGAATTAGGTATTAGTATTTGATTTGTAGCAGGGTCATTCAATGAACTCATTTCTGTAATTTGATAGCCTTGCTCATCTGTTTCCTCTATTCTATTTATGCCCCATAGCCCTAACAAAGATGCTACTGCACCATTTTTATTTGTCCATGTTGCTCTAAACAATGTATCTTGACCTGTCAAAATAGCACCACTTAATGGAGCATTATTTGAGGCATTAAATGTTTCAATTAAACAACTCCAAATAGGCGGAGGCGTACCCCCATCTGTATCGTAATCATAAACTGTAATAGTCGGACTAACAAAAAGATAATTTGTATTTCCTGCAACATTGAAAACATTTACTCCATCTAAATTTGAGTAAACGGCTAATCGAATTTCGTAACCATTCAATAAAGAGTAATTACTCGATTTGTAATTTAGATTATTATTTGGCTCTGCTGAATTAAAAAATACTGTATCAACTGATAAGTTATTAATCCATTCTTGCCATGAAATTTTTTGAGCAAATACACCTGTATAATGTTGAATCCCTCCTACATTTGCTCCAACAGTAATTGTTACATCATTGAATTGATCTCCCAACTTTAAAATGTAACCCCTTGTAGTATTTTCTATTAATTGTTGAATCCCTGCAGAAATAATCGCCTGTTGAACTCCGTAAGCATAACTATCTAAATCAAAATATTGTCCTGTAGTTGGATTGTATGCCACCAATTTGAAGTCCAAAGAATTTATTACTGTCGACTTATTTAAGTCAATCCAAAAATCAAATTCAATTACCAACCCATCCTCATTCCATGAAGTCATGTCTGTATAAAACCCACCTGCTCCAATTTGCTCATTGTGAGGGTAAATATTAAAACTATCGAAGTCCATTAAGTCGGGTATATCAGCACTCTCATCGTATAACTCTACATCAGATAAAAGAATTATTCTATCCGAATTACCACTTGGTAGCGTATTATCTCCCAACTCAACACCTATTAAAAAGTACGTTGGTTGTGATTGCAACTTGCTTGATAAAAATGCTTTTTGAGTACCCGAATATTCTACATCGAATTGCATTGTCATTAGATTTGAAGTCGAACTAAAGATGTTGTAATTAGAAATAAAATCTTGTCCAACAAATCCACCTCCACCCGAATTTCCTAAAGCATTATCGTAAAGGAAATTTTGTTTCAAATTACTTAATATCGTATCTTCATATTCTACCTCATCAGGCAAATAAGAAACATAAACACCTGTTCTTTCCCCTACAACAAAGTTTCCATTATTTTTCTGAACTTGAATTGATACCCTTGTTTTTGTTCCTATTAATAAACCATCAGCACTTGACAACGTATTAGCATCTTGATACGTAATAGAATTAATCTGATAGTTATTAGCGAATCCATTAAAATTCTCATTAAACCATGCAACAGACCCTAAATTGTTTTCAATGATTATATTTTTTGCCGTATTAGGATTGCTTAAAACAGTTCTAAATTCGGGAGAAAAAACATATTTTAAAGTATTAATTCCATTCAGTAAATTAGGAATAATATTGTTTTGTAAGTTGGTTATTTCTCCATCTAAATAATAAGGAACAATTGTTAACTCATGAACAATCTCGAATTTCTGTGTCCAAATAGTAGGATTATTCATGTACCTCGCTTTCGCATTACCTGTAACCCAATCAGAATACTGACCTAATTTAGTCAATGGAACAAAATTAGTATCTCTCACGCCTCCACCTGTATCGAATCCAATATTACTTCCATAATACCCTTGGTCGTTTTTAGATACTTTACTTTCTATATTGTATGATTCATTATTACCTATTAATCCAAATTTGTAAATTAAAGCCGTTTGAGGCTCTTTCCCTCTTAGATAAACTGATTCATTTATAAATCCATTTAAAGAACTATCGGGCAGAACACCTGCAACCTGTTGAGCAATTATCTTTCCATTTGTCATTGATTGAATCCTAAAATCCTCTGCATTGCCAGGCCCTCCATTATCAGTCCAAATTATAGTGCATAAATCTCCAACAGCCAAACCATCATTTCTAAAATTGTATGAATTTACGGAGGATTCTATTTCAGACAACCCCCCTCCAAGTGGACGTATAGAAATACTATTTCCTGCTGTGGCCTCAAAATACCATTGTAAATTTATTTCTCTGACAATCTGAATATTCTCCATTACGCCACCTGCAAGATTATTTGTGTAATCTCCCAAATTAGAAACAAATCCTACATCGTTTTTAAACTCGTTATAGAATTTTTCACTCGTTATTAATATCTCTACAGGCATTGTATTTTATTTAGTCAATAAATTAATTATGTTGTTCAATCCACTAACATCTTTTCCTGCCTCTGCCTCTTTCATCGATTGAAACGCTTTTTTTAAATTATTCTTTTGCTCTCCATCTTCCATTAATTCTAATTTAGATAAAATATCAGAATGTAATTCAGCCCTAATAATCTTTAAATCTTTTGCATCGTTTTGCATTTGATTTATTTTGTTTTGAAGTTTCTCGTTTATCATATTGGATAAATATAAAATTCCTTTAAATTGTTTGTGTAAGGCTTTCTAACCCAAAAACTAATCTTTGCTCTATCACTTCCTACAGTCCATACAAATTTAGTTATTTTTGCGACATTTCCCTTATAAAAGAAATAAGGATTTGTCGTTAATTGTTGATAATCAGTTAAACCAAAAGGAACATCTACATCATTGTAAACTTCTTTTTGATTATGCCAATTGTCAAGAACAAAACTTTTTTCTTTATGGTATTTGTCGTAAAGTATTTTAGCATTCCATAATTGCCTATGATTTGAAGGCATCTTTCCGTTATTCAAATAAAGTAACTTTGGTACTGTATGCCAATTGCTTGTTTGCTTTAATACGCCTATCTTCGTAGATATTTTAGAAACAAAATTAGTTCCTCCACCAAAGATTCCTGTCAATCCATCAATTACTCCTGCTAATGCTTTTAGTAATTTTTCTATTCCATTTAATTCAGTCTTTCTATTTCCTAATGCACAAACAAAATTAACCTCATCTAATCCCTTTAATAAAACAGCACGTTTTCTAATTATCGTTTTTGCCTCTGTCCGAATCTCATAAGAAGTTCCAAAGTAATAATCAATTGTCCACTCATCGCTAATATCTGTTTCAAAAGTTAATAATCTTTCGGCTTTCATGTCCTCCGTATTATATTCTTTTGTTTGTAGCAAAACGCTTGGCAAATTCCATGTAGATTGTTGAATCCAAAAAGGGTCATTCTTTGGTCTTAAATGGACATCATTTCCTATAATAGCCATTTTTCCATTGAACAATTTTTTAGCTAAATCAAACATCTCTGAACATCTATAGCCGTAATCTAAAATGTTAGGTATTCCTCCTGCTCCATTTGTTGAAGTCAATAAACCGAATAAATTCTTGTTGTCTGTATTTGGATTGCTCGGTAAAAATACAACATGATCTAATTCCGAAATTGGTGCTACTAAATTATACCCGAAATGAGTACATACCTTTTCAAGCAATCTTTTCATGGTCATTGCTCGATGAGTTCTTTTTGGTGGAACTAAAGTTTCTATCAATGTAATCCCCAAATCAATTATTGCTATCAATAAAACGGCTGTATAAACTGCCTGTATTATTGCACTTGCTATAGCATAAGCTATACTTCCTGCAGGTAGAGGCAATGCAGATGTCGCTAAAAGTGCTGAAATAGTCGCAATAGTATCTGCTAATTTTTCAACCTGTTCAGCCAATTCCTTAATCATTAAATACAATATGACCGAAGAAATTAATATCTCAATTAGATTGAATTTTTTCTCTACAACATAATCAACATTTACATAGTCTGCAAATGTTATCTCTCCAATTCCAAATAAGTAACCAAAAGTAGTTCCCTCAATTTGTTCAAAGAAATTATCTAATCCTCTATCTTTCATGATTGAAACAGAAACCTTTCCATCCTGTAGCAAATCTTTATATCCATTAGTAAAATCAATGAATGCTTTAAAGTCCTCTGTTTGTGGTTGGTTGTTAAATAACCTTAACAAAAAAGGCATTCCCTCAAATATTCCTACTCCATTCGTAAGCCCATCTGAAATCCATTTATTTATAGCCTCTCTCGATTCCAAAGGAAACTCAAACTCATCAATTGATAAAGATGGTTGTATTGAATCATTCACGTAATCAGCCGAAATAGTAACATCCTCCCATTTTATCGGAGCATTATATTGAACACCATTTAAGATATATTTCTGTTCGCTATTTTTTGATACTGAACTCATGAGTGTAATTTGCTTCTTTCCTTGGTTATTTGATTTCCTTTTTTGGTTGTCAATGTAATTAATTTTCTAACCTCATCGATGTCAACCATTCCTTTAGGAATCTCCATTTGTTTTAAAGTTCTATTCAATTGGTCTAATTTGTTTACCACAATATTATTATCTAATCCATTTACAACGAATGCAGATGGATTTATAAAGTTGCTTGAATTGTCCATTTTAGATAAATTATCCAACATTCCATTATCATACATTTTAACAATATCTTTTATCTCATTTCTATCTCTAAACCCAACATCGTTTCTATCCTTTTTTGACCATACTTGCTCATTAGGATGTAGCACCCATAATTTACCTCCTTTAGAATCTACCTTACCTCTATCGCCTGTATCATCTACCCCATCATAAGCACTTCCTAAAGTACCTGCTAAAGATTTCAATACTGCGACATCAGCAAATGTCTTAGCCAATGGATTCGATGCACCACTATTTACATTCGCTTGAAATGTTGATAGTACCGTAAATAATGCTTGAACTTTCTGTTGCCTTTTTTGTTCTCTTGCACGTTGCTTTTCCAATTCAGCTTCTCGCTTTTGTTCAAACGCCAAACTTTCCTGTGAAGCCAATTGACCCTCATTTGCTTTTTCTCTTAATTGGTCAATTCTTGCAGTTGTTTTATCAATCTGTTTTCCAATATTCTCAATTCGTTTTTCAAATTCCTTATCTACTAACTCTGCAACAACTTCGAGAAAGTCAATCATAATCCTTTCTTTTTCCTTTTCAAATTCGTACAATTCAGCAATCTCTCCTTTCAATTGTTCTCTACGAACAGCATCTTCTTCACGTCCATAAAATTCCAAAACATCTAATTCTGCCTGTAATGAATTTCTTTTTATAGCCAAAGTCTGTTCTGCTTTAAATTCGTCAAATTCCTTTTGGCTTTTGAATCCACTCTTTCTTTGAGATATTTCTGCCTCTGCTAATTTTTTCGCTTGGTCAATTTCTCCCTTTACCTCATTAATGTTTTCATTCAATATAAATTGAGTTAATCTCTCTTGCTCTTTCTGAATTAATTCCTCTTTAACTTTTGTTTCTGCTCTCGAGTTTGTTCTGATTTGTTCAATCAATTTACGGCTCTTTTCTTCTTCAAGCAATATTCTTTTTTGTGTTTGGTCTTCCGTTAGATCAATTTCAATTTTATTTATTTCCTCAATTGTGGAAGATACAATTCTATTTAGCCTTGCTAATTCCTCTTTCTCAACATCCAATTGTAAACTCAAAGTTAATATCTGTTCTTCATCAATGGATGCTCTTTGAATTTTCTCCTGCAAATCAGAAACTACACTTGCTTGTTTTTCAATAATACCTAAATATCTTGCTCTCTGTTTAGTTAGTTTTCCTAAACTTTCTATTTCTTCATCTGCTCCCTCTTTTTGTGCTATCCTAACAGTTTTTAATTTTGACAATAATAGCAAGTTAGCATTTATTCTTTTTTCTACAGCCAATTGCTCTAATCCCGAAGTTGATTCCAATAATTTATTATCTGATTTTATTCTTTTAAGTAGATTGTTAGTGATTGTTCTTTGCGTTTTTTCGTCTTTATCAATAAATGCCTTTGCAATCTCATCAGTTTTCTTTTCGATAAATTTATCTGCCTTTCCTAATCCCGAAGCAATCCCATCAAAACCTAATCCAAATTCTTCAACGGCTTTCAAATAAGCCTCTCTACCTCCGATTGCTCTTTGCGTTACTTTCTTTAATGCTTGGTCAACTTTCGTTAATCCTACAAGAAAATCATTCACACCACCAATAGCACCATTAAATATATCTGACAAAACACCCTCTCCACTCTCAACGCTGATAATAAACTTATCCCAATTATTACCTAATTTTTCTATTCGAGCATTTAAAGTTTCATTTTTAACTGCAAATTCATCTGATAAAGAAGTTGCTTTTTCGTATGCCTCATTTGATATTTCTACCAATTCATTTAACCTTTCTTGTTTACCTGCTAAAATTCCAACAACGGAAGCAGCTCGTCCTCCTTTTATTCCGAATCCCTCTAAAGTTTTATTCAATCCCTCTAATCCTTTTTTGCTCGATTGAGCGCCTTTTGAAACTAATTGTAATGCCTCAAATGGTTTATCTGCCAATAATTTAGAAAATGATTTGACATCAACACCTGCGACTTTTGCAAATTTCTTAACATTTTTTCCAATTGCAGGTAATAATTTTCCTATCAATGAAGATGAAATTTCGGCTGAAATTCCTGCCTCATCAAATAAAGCACCTAACGCATTTGTTTCAGCAATCGTAATTCCTGACTGTGAGGCCACACCCGATAGTCGAGTAGTAAAATCTAATATTGCATCCTCACTTGCTTTGGATTTAGCACCTAAATCATTCAATGAACTACCAACTTTCTCAATAGCTAATCCAATTCCAAATTCTTGTTCAGCACCAAAATTCGCAGCAATCTTTCCAAGTGATAAACCAATTTCTTCTGCAGTTCCATCCAATGAATCTCCCAAGGCGACAAATGCTTTATCAGTCGATTTAGTAAACTCAATTAATTGTCTGCCTGTTAAACCTAAACGTCCACCTGCTGTAGCTAATTCCAATAATGATTTTACACTTGTTCTTGTATCTATTTTAGTGATTTCTTCTGCTAATTCTCTTGCATCCTTTTTGGCTAATCCTGTTACTTTCTGTAAATCAGCAACCGATTCATCAAACTCTCTAATTGTTTTGACTGCTCCAAAAAGAACTCTACCAATTACAGCTATTGCAGAACCTATACCTAAAATACCTAATCCTGTCTTTAAAGTGTTTCCAACCCTACTCCATGCACTTCCGTAGTTACCTACATTTCTTTGAGATTGTCCTACCGTTGCATCAACTTGTTTTAACTTTGAATCCAACGCAGTAATATCGGTAAGCAATTGTTTTGCTTTTACCGATGTTTCTCCCTCTGCAAGTGCTAAATCCTTGTATTGCTTCCGAAGTAATATTAAACGCTTTGATTCTTTCTCGTATGCACCAACCAACCCTAATTTTTCTCTCGCTAATTGTTTGTTGATTTTATTCTGTTCAGCCAACAACAATTTCAATTGCTCATTTTCTGATATAGCAACTTTACGTGCTTGTTTTAAATTTTGCTCTAATTTGATTTTTTGATTACGAATGTTATTGGTTAGCTTTTCAGCCTCATTCAATTTATCAACTGCAATCTTTGTTCTCTGAATTGATTGAATCGTCTTGTTGTCCTGTTGGCTTAATATCTCTTTTTGTTGTTTTGCAACCAATACTAATTTACCTTCAAGATTATCTATTTCGGTAATCAATGCCTTAACATCCTCTTGCGTTTTCTTAAATAGATTCGCCTCGAATATGTCAGTATTTTTAACTTGCTTTGCCATTACCTATACTGTGTAAATATGAATAATATTCTGTAACTGTTAATTCTTTTGAACTCAATTTGAATCCATAATACTTGCTTATTTTAGCCAAAATGATTTCTAAATCCTGTGGCTCTTTTACATCCAAATTATGTAACCTTTCCTTTTCTTCCTCTATCTTTATTAATGTTAAAAAATGTCTCTGCCCTGTAATAATATAATCTGCTCTCATTTCAGCAACTCTCATTTGCGACCTTAAATCTACAATAAATTCATCTGATAAGCCAAATTTATTTATGTATTGATTATACATTTCTTCCCAAAATCCTAATATCTCATCGTAAATATCATTCGTTATTTTTACAGGCTCTCTCAATAACAATAGAAAGTTAGCCGTTTTATGAATTTCAAACCATGTTTTTATAGGTAAATCATCTATCGATGTATAACATTTAAGCGATAAGTTTTTGATTGACCTTTTCCAAAATAATTCCACGATAGTATTCTATAATTATTTGTAAATTTTCCTCATTAAGTCCTACAATTTCACTACCCCAAATATCGAATAAATTATCTTCATCTTTAATAGGGTTTGCATCAATTGAAAAGCCTCCTTTAAATGGCTTGACCGTAAACGACAAATAAAACTCACCTGTATCTTTTAGAGTAATATGGTCTGTACGTTGCCCTTTCCTTTCTTTTTCCGAAATAGTAAATGGAGAATAACCACTTGACGTATTTGGATTTCCTGCAATATCTTTTAATTCCCTGTTTTGTGAATCAACTCCCAACTCATACAATTGAGATGTTGGCTCTCCCTCTGTGTTTAATCTTATAACCAATTGACTAAATTCAGTTGTGTTGGCTATTTCGTAAGCGATAGAATCTACATCCAATTTTAAAATTCCCTCTAATATTTTTCTTATTGGAATAAAAAACTTCGCCATGATCTAAATATAAAATGGAGTGAGCCGAAACCCACTCCATGTTTGAATTATTTACCTTTAGGAACTTTGGTATATTTAGATAATATCTTCCAAGCATCATTAAGGTCGTAACCAATTTTTACTTTAGAATAAATATCCATGAACTCCTTTTTATTCATACCTACGAAATTTTCAGTATTAAAAGAAGTCTTACCAATAGTTACTACTTTGTTATCTAACTCTAACTTTTTCATAATTAAGGAATTGCTACCGTAAACGGTGTTAAGTCATAATTTTTAGTTAAAGGACTTATAAGCGTGTTACTCACAGTCAATACATCTAAAGATGTTTGAGCAGGAATAACAAAAGTATAATTTCCTGCACTAACTTCTGTTACCGATGTCGGAACAACTGCTAATTGAGTTGTCTCGTTAAAGATTGAAAAGTCAGAAGCAGTTAATCCCTCTGCAACTATTGGAGAAGTGATACCACCAAAACCTGTATTTAACACAACATCAAATCCTGTTGTAGTTATATTTGTTGGTGTTTCAGCAAAAACATCAATTAATCCACTAACCCCTAAAAGGTTTGCTGTAATTTTTGCACCCTCAATCATTGTTAAATTAGCATCATTCTCTAATTGAGAAACGATAAATTTGATTGAATTTTTTTGCTTAGTTGTATCAGTACCTTTGATAAGTGCAGGAGAAAATGATTCGTCCTGTAACAAAATAGGGTCTAAATAACCTGCTCTTGTTTGCTTACCAATTAAGTTGCCCGATTTATCAATAAAGAAAACTCCAACTGTTAAACATCTCCATGATTGAAGATTCCCTAATAATACAGGGTCGCCTTTAATAATTAAACCATTGAAAGTTCTTGCACCCTCTTGGATGAAAACAGAAGAAGTATCTTCAAATTCTTCTGTAATATCATCTGCTCTTTCATCAGTGATATTTTTTAATTCGGGAGTTGGATACCATCTCGTTTTCGAGTTAAGGTCTTTAACTTTGCTATCTAAAAAGGCTTGGTCAAGAACGCCACCTGCCGAAAGCAACGATATATCTATACCGTTTACTGCTCCCGATGGAGTGTAGTACTCAACTAAAATAGCCTGTTTAGTAACATCGAATACACCAAAACAATTTGGTCTTCCTAAGTTACCTCCACCTGTGTCGCATTTACATAAGCTCATAGTTTCTAATTTTTAATTAACATTTACATTTATTTTCACAACTTAAATCATGCCGTATTTCAGCAGATAATCTTAATTCTACTCCCGACAAATTGCAATCGAATACTGAATTTTCTTGTCTGCCCTCTTCCGAGATGTTTAACAAAGGTAAGCATTCGTAATCCAAATTGTCTGTGAATAGTTTATTTTTTTCTATTTGTTTGATGAATAAATCTACCATCTGTTGCATAGGGTAGATAACATTCTCATAATGGTCGTCTGTTAGCCAATCTGATGTATTGGCTGAATTTAAAAAGAATATCCTTAATTCGGTATTCCTGTCTATCATACTTTCTGAATCAGTATTTTTTCGGTCTTTAATTACCTCATACAAATAAACAAAAGGAACTAATTCAGTTTTATTGTTGATTGCATCAATTTCGTTTTGAGCCATCTTTAGAGTTCCATGTATGTATTTAGGTACTGTTAGTAAAAAAGTTGGTACAACAGGAATTAAAGCACCATTCAAAGGACGTATAGTGATACTTACGTTTATTATAAATGATTCAACCTCATATTTACTACCCGAAATATCAATAGTATCTTTAATCGAAAGCCACCATGTACAATCTGAAAACAGCGTAAAAGTTCCATTACCATTATCTACAGCATTATTTATTGTAAACGTGGCAATCAATTGAGAAACTAAATCCTCTATAATATCTACTGTTTGTTTTCTCATTTTCTAAATACTTTCTTTCCAAATAATCTAACGGCTAAATATCGTAAATAGTTGTCTATTATTTTACCAATGTTTCTATTATTGACAGCATTACTCCATTCCAACATTTCCTTGTCAGCAAATTTCTGTGCTTCTTTATATCCTAATTCAGTATGCTTGTATTGTGTTTGATAAAGATAATCATGGATTAATGCTCCAATGAAAAAATCTCCGTATGATGGCATAGCCCACCATAAAAATCTTGGGGCAGAACTTCCATCGAATTGAAATCCTGCAGGAATGATAATAACATCTTTATTGCTTAATGTAACACAAATTTCCTGTAACAAACGAAAATGAGATTTCCTTGTCATTGGATAAACAATTGTAATTCTGATTAAGTTATTAATCAAAGAATCTTTTACATCGTATAAAGATACATCTAACATTATTGTTTAGAACTGTTAATTAGCATTTGAATCATTCCCTTAATCTCCGAAGTATCTTGTTTCACTCCCGAAATTGTCTCGTTAATTTTATTGAACTCTTGCGTATTTTTTTCTATTTCCTTTTCCAATTTATCTTGCGTTTTGTCAATTCTTCTTTGAATTAAATCGTCTTTTTCTTTTAAGTCCATAGCTGATTTTTTTTCTATTGCACGTCTTCCATTTCGAGCATTTAATAATTCCTCTCTCAATAATACAATCTCTTTTTCGTATGCTTCCTTATGTGCTTTAAATTCAAATTTTAAAGTTAAATACGCTGTTACAGTTGCTATCACACCACCACCAATAGTAATTAAATCTTTCACTCCAAAGATAACATCTGACATTCCTTGAATCTGTAATAATTCACTCATTTTTCCTAAACCGTTAATTCATTAATCAAAAACGATTTAGCATCTGAATCCATAAATGGATAGGTAACTTCATCGATGTTATTTATTTTATCAAAGAATGCTGACCTACATGTTGCGCTTCCCATAATATAACCAAATACAAAAGAATCATTCCCGAACATTACAAATGATATTTGGTCAACCTGCAATTGTGCCTCTGAATACGTCTTTCCTAAATTAATGAAATAACCTACCATATTCATTGTAGCATTTGCTAAAGTTCCGAATCTATTATGAAGTGATCTAACGATGTAATCAGTAGTCATTTCAGAGTGCATATCTTTATTTTGTTTTGCCATCTTAACTAAATTTTAATAATAATGTAACCCCCTCTAAATAGACTTTATTTGAGCCAACACCACCATTTCTTTTCGTTCCAACTCTTAATGCTTTACCACCAAGAGAAGTAATATCTAACCAATTAGATTCTCCAAATATCCATGAGCCATTTGGAAAGTTTTTTTCTGTTCCTGCTACTACAACCGAATTAGTATAATTATACAATTGAACATCAATTGTGGCTGTTCCCTTTGTTGAATAATTAATCAGATATTTAACTTCAATTTTTGTGAATCCTGTATCTAAAGATTCTAATTTAGGAATGATTAATTGACTAACAACATAGTTGTATGAAGCCGAAGAATGTCCTACAATCCCACCAATTGAGAACGACAATGCTAAAAACTTAGTTTTCAAGCCGCCTGATTGTCCATCAATTAATATATTATCTACCTGTAAAGTCATTATTAATTTTCTCCATGTTTAGTTGCTGTCCATCCTATTGAAGTTAAACCTGCAATATTGTTAGCATTCATATTAATAATAAAAGTTCCTGCTGTTCTACCATTATTAACTCTCGGAGTAAATGAACGCGTTCCCTCTACTGTTAATGAAACAGAATAATTAGCATCTACAAATGGTGTAGCGAATGTTACGGTTGCTATTTTTGGATTACCTGTGAATGTTACCTTTAAAACTTTACCACTCTTAGTCTTTAATCCCTCCGTTATAGCTCCAAATGATAAAGTTCCTGTTCCGTTTGTTTTTAATACTTGACCGTTAGCACCATCAAACTTTGGATAATTTAAAGAATTAATTTTAACATTACCTGTATTTGTAGACAATACAACATCTCCTGTTCCTGTTGTTTCAACAGTTGCATTTGCTATACCCGAACTTTGGATGGTAGCACCTGCTGTTGCCAACACGCTAAAAGTTTCTGAATTAAATTGTGTTGTTACTAAAGAATTGAATGTTAGGTTTTTTGAATTACCATTAACTACTCTATTTGAGGATAATGTTCCGTCTGAATTGTATAGTGTTACTGCAATATTTAATCTTCGCCAATCACTTAAACTGCCTGTATCAGAATCTTTAATGTATAGCCCACTTTGATATGTTGTAATACCTAAAAATGTAGTTGGTTTTTCAACTAAATAAATTGAGCCAATAGGTGGTACGCCAACTGTAATTGGAAGATTTGCCCTGTACTCAACTTGACCGTCCCAACCTGTACCTGTTCCCGAGCCACTTCCTGCTCCACCATCTATGTGAATTACAACCCCCATTTAAGACTTTGCTTTTTGTGTAAATAAAAATTCTATAGTTCCTGCACTAACACCTGTTCCATTATAAACAATTCGCATCATAGTAAATGCTAAATGAATATCATCTACTGCATCTACAATATCTACATTAGTTGATAGTGAATTGTATTCGTACCAAATAGTACCATTATTAGAAACCTCAATTGTGTATTTTGGATTACCACCTGTTACTCCAATTGGATTAGGTGCTACACTCCACGTATAATTTGCACAACTTTCTAATGCCTCCGATGTTTCAGAAACGGTTGCATCATGTACTATTCCATCACTACCAAAAGTGAAAAATCTTTGAATCGGTTTACTCATATCCAACTAATTAGATCCTTTAATTGCCCATTAAAATTCTCATAATTATAGGCGTTAGGATTGTATTCATAAATATACCATTGGATAGCCCAATAGCTTTCTAAAGCATCGTTATAGTTAGTATAAATATTCGATACATGAAAAGGTGCTTCCGTAGAATTTACCTGTGTGTTAATGTTTATTCCTCCAATATTTCCTTTTACCTTTGAATCTCTCAAATACTCAAAGTAAATAAATAATGCCAACATTGATTTAATTCCCTCACTTCTTTTTATTCCGCAGTCGTCATCAAAACAAAACGCTTCCCAAATAGCAACGAATTTAGGGTCTGTTGGAGCATTGCCTAATATAGCAAAATCAGTTTTAAAATCCTCGTACATATCACACCCCATTAAATCCTGCAAATATCTTACCTCGTATTTATCAATATAAATATCTAATTCACTTGTAGAGAATTTATCACGAGCCAATTTATCTTGCCCTTTAAAGTCCGATGTTGAAACGTATAACCCCATTATTTTTTCTTGTATTTATTCTTTCCAAATTTCGATTGTCCTTTTGACTTTTGATTTGAACTCTCCCCACTTTTCTGTGAGGATTCTACGTTTCCCAAATCTTCCTCCGAATCTTCCAACAGTTCAACATAACCCGAATCTAACCATGTAGTTAAATTTTCATTTGGCATGTCGATTATATCTCCTTTCTTAAATCTTTTACTTGGATGGTCTTTAATGAATAGTAATTTTTTCATAACGAATTGTTTTTACCACCAAAACCCCGCTATTTTCATAGCGAGGCTCTTTGGTTTTTATAGGTTATTACGGTTTAGTAATTGCGGTTATTGCTGCCGAAATACTTGTCACGTGCATAAATGCATTAGCATCTACATTACGTACTCTAAAGTTTAATCTTTCGTATGCTTTAACAGTTACTAACTCTTTTTCAAAGTTATCATTGTTCTCGAATCCTAACTCAACAGTTATTCCCTTACGAGAGTAAACAGTTCCTTTTGTTGAATCCATGATATACATTTCATTAACAGGAACTAATTGGTTAGTTACAATTCTTACTGCACCAATGTTAACTCCATCTTTAGTAATCCAATTTGGAATTAAGTAGTTGTTATTCAAATCCTTTTCCAAAGTCATTAAACATTGGTCAGCAGGATTTAATACAGCAACATTTGCATTGAATTTATTGTTTTGCCCGAAGTCAGAAATCTGACATGCTGCAACTCTAATTAAGTCAATTAATGTCGGTGCTTGAACAGATACAGCATAAGTTCCTGCTGCGAAAGTTGAAGCAACTGCCGATACTGAATTAGTATTTGGGTAGATATTATCTCCTAATAATAATTGCTCATCAACCTTTAACTTAACATCCATATCAACTAACTCTCTGATTTCTCCCTCTACGAAGTCGTAATCGTCCATCATGTCAACACAAACATCTACGAAATCTCTAACTTTAGTGATTTGCATAGTTCTAACTTGCCAAGTGATTTTAGAGTTGTGAGTTGTTGGAGCACATGCTGCAACATTTTTAGCATCTCTAACAATAGTTTCTTGGTCATTGTATTTAACATATTCTTTAGAAGTATTCTTGTTAACAAACAAACTTCTCATAAATGGCTGACGTGTAGCAATTTGTCCAATACCTGCTTCCATCTCTGCGAAATCAGTACCCGAAGTAATATCTCCTGCACCTTGACTTGCTTTGATTTCTAACTTGATTGTTTTTGCACCATCTTTTAACATAGAAGCTAATTCATCTTTTTGTTCTTCCAACGCTTTGTAAACACTCGCAGTAAATGACAATGGACGGTCAGAAGTTTTTGCCTCTAACTCTTTTGACATTTTTGCTATTACTCCACCTTGTGTTTCTAACGATGCTTTTAAAGAAGCTAATTGTGTTGATGTTAACGCTTTAATTTGGCTTTCAATCTCATCTTTATTAGAATTGTCTTTAGACATTTTCTCATTTAGATCATTGATTGATTTTGTCTGCCACTTAATTAAATCAGCTAAATACTTAGATTTATCCTCATCAGTAAGTTTTCCAACTTCTTCATCAGATAATTGTTTGAAAGTATTTATGTTGTCTTTAACGACAAACCAAATAGGTAAACTCGCAGTTGAAATTCCAACTACTGCACCATCAAAGCAATCTGCTAAAGTACCTGCATCAATTCCTGTACAGGCGAATGCAATACCTGTGGCTAAAAAGCCTAACGTAACCATTGCAAATAGCATTAAGCCTCTTGCAAATTTTTCATGTAATTTTCTCATTTTTAATAATTTTTAGTAATGATTGATAATAAATTGATTTCTGTTTTTGATTCTACTCCTGTTTCAGTAACTATAGCATTCGGCTCTTTCGATGGAGTGTTTGTTTTAGTTGGCTGTTCCAATTTCAAATCGGTAATTATTTGCTTCAATTGTAAGGATTCAAGGTCTATATTTTTTCTCTCGTCCTTATTATCAGCGTTTGATTTAAGTTGTGCATTTAAAGAATCTATTCTCTCAAATAGTTCTGCTTTTAATTTGTCGTTAGCATCTTTCGATTTACTTCCCAAATAAGGTGTTAACTCATTTGCTCCAAAACTAACAACCGATATTTCAAATAACTCTATTTCTTTTATTACCCAAAAATATCCAAGCATGTCTGCTTTATCTTGGTTAATTGCTAATGGATAAAATTCAGCCCAATTTTTAGATGACTGTTCATCTCCATCTCTTTCTGCTAATTCAATGATTTTATATCTAAAGCCAATCGAATGATTGTCGTAAATACCCTCTTTATAATTAGCTAAGTCATCATTTCCTTTTGTATTTTGAGGTAAATAACTTTCAAAATATAGTCCAAATTTACCATCTATTTCTCTCTCATCCAAAACTTTTATTCTACCTACTGCATTTTTAGTGTTTAGAATATGGTCGGACTGATGTTTGATTTTTGCTGTTGCATTACTTTGAGGCCCTCTATCATTAATTGATTTTTGAGAACATCCCTTAATCAACATATCATTATCAGAATCTATAAAGTAATATGTATTAGCAATTGCTTTAATTGTTCTATCGTCCTCATTTATTGCTTTAGCGTCTAAAACCTTTCCCGAAGATTTAACCCCGAAATGTTTTGCTAATTTCTGATTTAGTGTTGGTTTATTCATTTGGTAAATTGTTAGGTAATACTATCGGAGCAACCTCAACGATTTCATTACCGATTAATTCTGTTGCATATTCTTCCTTTACGTCCAAAGCATCCATTAGTTGTCTGATTGCAGATTCTCTACTCCATTTTTTTTCTGTTATTCCTGCAATTATTTTAGTAACAATCTCTGAACGAGTTCTTGATTTTACAATTAGTTTTGCTTGGTCTTCCTGTAATGCCTCAATGTCTTTAGTGTCGGTATAGACAGTATAAATTACATTATCTCTTTCATTCCAACCCTGCGTAAAGAATCTATTAAAGTTATCCAATTCAGCTTCCAATGGAGGCAATACTGCGTTAGTATAAAATTTGGTATCGTCTGTTTTTGAGTTGTTGTATGTAGTTCCATTAGGGTCTCCAAATTGTCTTGAAGATGCTCCGTAAACAGCACACAAATCTCTCAATTTCATAACACCACTTTCTAATATCTGTAAATCACTTGGAGACATTGCAAATTTAATGAAATCAAACTCTCCCGAAGTAACTCCGATTGAGCCAAATTTATCTCCCCCACCAATTCGTTTTCTTAAAGATTCCTCTGTTTGCTCTCTTTCTGTAGATGTTAATGGTCTTTCTCCTTTTGAAGATAACATACCCATAGCCCCTCTGTTTTTTATCAACGAAGCGTCAGCAGTAATAATCTCATTTGAGGCTGATAGGGTACGGTATGCAGATTGTAATGGACTTAAACCCATCACAGGATTTTCACTATTAGGGTCGGGATTGAATTTCTTTAAATGAGATAATTCCTCTACATCCAACGAATATGTTTTGCCTCCAATACTATATTTGTAAGATGTTGCATAAGCACCTGTTATAGCGTATTCAACCTTTGGATTAATATACTGTGGTGCTAAATTCCATCTCTCCATGAAATTATTAAACCCTACACCTTTAACTCCATATTGGAAAACATTGCCTGTAGCCAATTGGTAAACCATGCTCTCATAACAAAATGTTCTGTAATTTTTTTCTTTATTTGGATTATGTACAAAGTTGTAAAAATCTCCCTCTGTAATAATTTCTATATCTCCGTTAGGTAATTTTGCCTCTATCAACAATGGAATGTTTGAGGCCGTTTCTGCAATTCTATTAATAATTGCATAAACATAGGTATTAGTTAAATATCCTTTTTCGATTACCGTCTTTAAATCCTTTTGACCAAAGCCAAATTCTGATAAAATTGTCATAAAGCGTTTCTCGTAATGCTCACTATACAATTGAGGATTTACGAAGGCTTTTAGTGCTGTACCGATTCTTGATTTACCCATTAAGAAAAAAATGTTTGGTAATTGATTGAAGTAATTCGAGACAAATATAATATAATTTTCTTATTAACTAACATAAAAATCCCCAAAAAGTTCAAAATATTCTCGCATCATAATAGAATCCCAATCGTCAGGCGACCTACCAATTAATTCTTTTACTTTATCTTTTGGAATAATTCCCATTCTACCATCCTTGTCAATGTCTTTAACTTTTACCTGTTCCATTTCTTCTGATACATATTCCATGACATCAGTTGCTTTACACAACTCAACAATCCCTCTTTCCTCAATTCGTTTAGCCATTCGTATAGAACATTGGCTTTTAAGATTATCGTAATTCTCTTTTAATTTAGCCTTGCTATTATTTATGAATCCACAGCATCCTAATAAATCCACAACACCACCACCAACTCCATCTTCATCGGCTATAGTGTTTGAGTTATGTATTTTGTATTTCGTCTGTAATTCAATAGCCAATTCACATATTTGAGGGATGTTAGATATTTTCATCTCATGCCTTTCGATACAAACAAAACCTTTCCAAACCCTCATTACTGTTTTATCTTTTCCCTTACGAGCAACATCAATTGTTAAATAGGATGTTTCTCCATGCTCAATATGTCTTCCATTCCAATAGTCAACTATCGCATCGTATGAGATTAAAGAACTCTTGTCATCGTCATATTCCCAATCTCCCATTAGCAATCTTCGTTTACTCGCTTCATCTAATTGATATAATGATTCAATATAACTTTCGGGTAGATACGGATTGTCTCGAGGTAATGATTGAATGAATTTCCTATGGTTAGGCAACTCATCTGCCTTGTACGGTTTATAGAAATATTTGTAAGTCCAATTCTTTGCAGGATTACAACTACCAAGAATCTTTGGTGTTAGATCATATTGAGTTAATTTGTAACGAATCCTCGATTTAACTATTTGCCACGCTTTAAAAACAACTTGGTTGCACTCATCAATAAATGCTCCCGAAATTTCAAGAGAACCTAACGAATCAAAATTAGGGTCTTTACCTGCGTAAAAGAATAAATCTTTAAGTATTATTTCAGAGCCATTATCGAATATAATAGCACCTTTATTTGAGTTGAATATCCATTGGTTATCTATACCTAATTTCTTTGACAGTTCAAAAAATGTATTTAATGTAGTTTCTCTTAATGTTTTACCAATTGCCCTACCCATTAACCATCTTGTTTCGGGGTACTTTTGACATTGCTCTATCAACCACAAACAACCTATCGCAGATTTTCCTCCACCTGCAGCACCACCATAAAGAATCTCTGTTGTAGTTTTATCTCTCAATAAATGGATTGCATGATTCTGTTTTCTTAATAATTCCATTTTTTAAAAAGCCAATGTTTATAGGTATTTCGTTACAAAGTTACATAGGGTGGAGACAACTATTTATCCTTATCCTCATCAGGATTTATTCCAACTCCTAAGTTGATAATATTTGGTTGCATCTCATTTCCTTTAGTTGTGTGGTCAACATGCTGTTGAGATAATCTAATACGTTCCTCATCAGTACCTATCAATTTATACAATGCAATCAATTCCATTCCTTTACCCCTTAATAATTTAGACCGAATAGTTACCTTGACGTTTATCTTATTTTCCTCAATAAGTCCTTTTATACAGTTCATTTCGTCTGAATCAATTGGAAAATGCTCATAGAAAGTTGACTTTGTGCATGGCATGAATGCGACTATATCCTCAACGAAAAATAGTTTTCTCGATATCGTTACCTCTTTTGCCTTTTCAAATAATTCTTGTTTATCGTACGCCATGATTAAATAGTTTTAACACCATGCTCTTTTCTTAGCTTTATTTGGTGGTTAGTTTCCCAAGCCTTTCTGTATTCCGTATCAGCGAATAGTTTACTAAATCCTGTAATATGTTTCAGCTTCAATAGTTCTTCTGCCTCCATTCCTAATTCATTACAAATATCTACATCACTCCACCCATTTTCTTACGGTATAATAATGAGGAATATCTGACATCGATTTAGCAAACTGCCATTTATTTCTTTCGATATTTTTAACTACTGTAGCAATCATTATTTATCTATTTCAAATTCTTCAAAACAATGAGGACAAACAACTTTTTTAGTCGTATGCTCCATTGTCATTTGTGCTTTTAGTACCTCTTCTTTTTTGTCCATCTGTTCCTGTGTCATTTTATGATTAGATGCTGATGGATTGTAATTTGGCTCAAAAGATATTTCTTCCTCATCCCATTCCTCTCTACCAATTCCAACCTCATCCATAGTTTCCTCGAATCCGAAATCGATAATCAAACTTTTAGCCCATTCTCCAAATTCCTTGTTATCAGCAACTATAATTCTCTTTTTTACCTTTTCCCATGTTGCACCCTCTTGACTTAACTCAAAGGCGAAATCTTCGGGAGAAACTTTTTTAATCTGTATTTTCTTCCATCCTGCCTCTCGATACGCTTTTAGTCTCTGATTACCACCTAAAGCCACCATATCTTCATCTACTAAGATTTCTCTTAATTTATTCATTGATGGCATTTCGACTATTTGCTTAACTAATTTCTGAAAGTTTTCCTCTGAAATTATACGAGGATTTTCTTCATTGTTTTTTATTCTACCGATTTGTATTTCTTTAATTTCCATGTTATTTATCTTTAATAAAATATTCCTTTTTTCCTTTACAGCATTTCTTGTACTTTAAGCCACTATTACATGGACATTGACCATTAGGCTCAAATTTAAGATAATGTCTTTTTAAACCACTAAATTGACCTTTAGAATTGAACTGTGGTTTATACTCATTTTCCTGTGGAAGATACGCTTGTTTTCCACGTCTTTTACTACTTGCCATTTTCTTCGTTTAAAAATTCTTTGAATAATTCGGGCTTAAACCAATTACTACCCCAAAATCCTTTAGGACAAACATCCTTGTTTTGAGATGTTTTTGCACCAACGCCACATCCACAGCCACCTAATTCTTTATTACATTGACCTGTGTACTTTCCGTTAGTATGAGCAATTGGACAATTCATACAGTATTCCTCCTCTCTGTAAACCATTATAGTTGACCGAATATTGAAAGCGTACCTTAAATTTCCCTCGATTATTGATATAATGCTCATGTTATTTTTTATCTGTTACAAGACAAATATAACATTTTTTTTTAATTCACATTATCAATTAATTCTAAATATAAACTATCGTTGTCTTTGAAATTCTTACTACTTTGAAATTTGTCGCATATTTCAGAAAGTCTGATATTGCATAAATCTAAATTTAAGATCAATTGCCTTGAAACTTCAATTGAATCCGATTTTTCTATAAGTTTTTCTTCAATGATGTTATTATTTTTTATTGATTCGTATGCTGTCATAGTTGTTAAAAGAGCATAAAAAGAAATTGTCATTAATAGTATCTTCATAATTAATCTTTTGATTGTTGTTTTAATTTGCTAAACTCTAACCTATATTTATTCCCTAATGCTTCATAATCAATACTAACAAAGTTTTCTATTTCAGACTCATCCATTAAAGAGATTAATATTTTAACAGCCGTTGTAACTTCTTCACAATTACTAATAATCTCAACCTTTTTTTTCTTTGTCATAATTAATCTGTTTTAATTGTTAGTTCTTCGTTTGTTAAAGTGTTAATGTCTATTGCTAAACCTTTTTCTATTAAACCAAAAACGTCAAAGTGAAATTCATACAACTTATTAACTATATTAGATATTTCAATTACATTTAATTGAACACCTCCAGTTTCTTGGTCTAAATAAATCTGACCTTTACTACATACTATTAAGTTTTCTACAAATAAATTTCTTAATACATTAAGATATTTTTCATCTTTTGTCAAGTCGCTTAATGGTCGTAGTATTGGTTTATTTTGAAAGGCTAAAACGTCATCTAAATTTGTTTGCGTAGTCATTCCCCATATTTGCACCTCTCTACTGCTCAATTTTTCACTATAAAATTTCAACCCATAAGATAAATAAGGTGCTAAGTGTTCAAGTTTTAATTTCTCCATAACTATATCTTTTGCCTTTATTGTTTCTTTCATCTGTTTAGTTTGTTAATGTATTTAATGCTACTTGAATTTCTTTTATACCTTCCAAGCTCTCAATTAAACTATTACAATCAATATCGTTTGGTTGTTCTGCATTATTAATTTCGTTTTGAATACCTTGTAGTATTACTACAAATTGATACTCTAAATTTGATTTACTTTTATTTTCCATTGTTATTGTATTTAGTGTTTTTCCTTCCATTGTTTTAAAGTTTATTTACAGATTTCCGCACCACTAATAAGCAATTCTTTTAGCTCTAAAACCTTGTCCAAAACTTGTTTGTTATACTCACCTAACTTATGCTGCTTTATTGTTGTACCCATCTTTAAAGGATTATGATATTCTTCTTGTCCTTTTGCCACTTCTCTCAACTCACTAACCTCTTTATCTGTAATTGTCAATATTTTTTTACAAACTTCATTTATTACTTCCATTTTATTTAGTTTTTTATTATTAATTCTATTTAATTCTCTTTTTGATTTTTTGGCGTTAAAAATACCAATTGTTTTATCTCCTTTCTTTTGATGTTTCATTGTTTATTGTTTTAAGTGCTTAATTTATTATGGTCGTATTCGTTTAAAAATTTATATTTACTAATATGGTTTAAACATCTTTTTAATGTTGCTAAACTTGATGTTCTAAGATTCAACACACACCAACCACTGTAATCGTTATGATGGACTAACTCAAATTCAAAATATATTTTATTTAAAAGTTTTTGTTCATTCTTTTTTTTAATGCTGTCGTATCTTATTTGCAATTTATTTAGTTGTTCTTCCATACCTCTATTATTTAGTTCTTTTAGTTTGGTGTTGTAGTGCATTTACCTTTCACACCTCATTTCCCATTTACTTTGAGCCATCCATTCTTTTCCATACTTGTCAAGGTATAGCCAAACCTCTCTACCATTTACCTTATCAACAAACAAGCATCTGCCTGTATTTTTCATTGTTAATCGGCTTAAAAAACGCACCACAACATTATGTATAGCATATTTTAGTTTGTCGCATAAATCATTCATTATCTCTAATTTTGATTGTTTTTTAATTGTTTTTTAGTTTCTTCTTTAACCTATCTTTTACTGCTTCTCTAATCTCGTGAGAAACATTATTAGTTCCTTCTTGAATAGATAGTTTTTCTAAATCATTCCAAGCCTTTTCTTTTAATCTTAATGTTTTCTTTACCCAATTGTTTTTCATAATTATTTTATCTTTCATTTTTATTTAAATTCGTGATTATTACAAGTGTTATTAAAAACTCTTAATGTCTCCCACGCTGACCAACTTTCTTTATTAAATGCTTCCTCATTATATACTTTAGGGTCTTCACAATGATTATGCGTTAACTTTCCAATTTTAAATGGTTGTCCTGAAAATTTACAATTATGGCACCTTCTTTTTTTTATATTATCCATAACTCATTTATTTGTTTTTTTAATTAAATCTCTACCGTTAGGTGTGTTTCCAAACCCGCCTTTACTACCTACAAAGTACCCATCCCCATAATCTTTCACATTGTAAGTGCCTACAGGATTAGTTACTAAAAACTTATCTTTTACTTGTTTAATAACGTACATTTCAACACCAATTCTATTGATGTATTTTTCACCAACCTGTATATTATAATTCAATCTTTCCATATTATAATTTTATAGTCCTGCATACACCTACGCCATTTAAAGACGCATAAAAACCTACACCACCACCATTTTTTTTACCTTGCATATAGTTATCGTTGCCTGTATAAAAAACACTATATCCATTTTTACTTTTAAAATGGTCAGAACCAGATTGATGAGTATATGTTTTCTTAATAACCTTTTTTAATTCTGTAAAAGTCATTCCAAAATCACTCTTAACCATTAATTTTACTTTCTTTGATAATTGTGTAGTTGTCATATCGTTTGTTTTAGTGTTATTGTCTTACAAATATAGACCTATTTTTGATACCCACAAACTTTTACCAAACTTTTTTTAATTATTTTTATATATACCTATCAAACCATTGAAATAACTACGCATATCTATTGAATTTAATTCTAAATCTTTTACTATATTATCAAATTCTCGGTTTATTTTTCTAACTATTGCCAACTTTTCAGCTACTTCCGTATCTAATAATCCTAAATACTTATACTCTAAAGGTAATTCATTATCAATATAGTTTAGATATTCCTTTCCATATCTTGCTTCAATCCCTATTCTATAACCTACTTTGTGTTCCGAGCTGAACTGGTTGCAATCTGACTTAGCAGAGTGTAGATTGTGTAAATTAAATCTTATATTCTCATTGCCTTGTGAGTTATGAAGATGTGCTGCATCGATTTGTTTTCCGTATGGCTTACCGCAATCAATACACAAGTAGTTAAAGTTAGCATCAATCTTACGTGCTAATAGGTTTATTTGCGATTGTAAGAGGCTTTTATACTTCTTTGGATATAATACTGGTAATCGTTTAGACTTATGCTTATTCCAATCCTTTTTATCCTTTGCTTTTTTCTTTTCAAGCAAGTACATACCTTTAGCTACTTGACAATCTATTTTCTTGCACCAATTATCGAGGCTATTGAATGGTTCGTGTTGTTCTTTACAAGATTTGCATTTCATTAAAATGTCTTTTAGTTTTTCCATTCATCAATTAACTTGCTCATATCTTTTAAAGATGTTTTTCCACCTTTATCCTCAATCAACTCTACAATATCAATAATTTTATCAATTAGCGATAAGGGCATTTGTATATTAGCCATTTTAAAACACATATCTAATCTGCTTACTGTTACCTTATCTATTGCTTTTTTCTTTGCCATAACTTATATTTTTAAATGTTTGTTTTCTTGTTCGTTATCTTTTATTAACTGTTTATAGTCCTTGTCTGTTATGTAGTCTAAGCCTTTGTAAGAGGGTTTAATATCGTGTCTTACTCCACCGTTTAAGAATATATTTGTGCCAGTCATTTCATACCATACTCCATCTACTCTAAAGAATCTTAAACTATTGTTCTTCTTTGATAGTTCTTGCATATCTTGCTTTTGCTTTTGGGTTAGTCCTTTCATTTATTCTCTTTATAGAACTTATCTATCTCTATTGCAGTATTTAATATATCTGAATAAACATTTTGAAGTTTTTTTATATTTAAATCTACCTCAATTTTTATTGGCTCTTCATCTCCAACCATCAATCTTTCACCCCTATAAAGATTACCTACTCTTCGAATAAACTCTACACTAGCTTTTTTAGGTACTAATCCTGTCTCTTGTTTTATGCCTAAAGCATATATTTGTAATTGATTATATTCCTCATTCATATATTGAAATTCTTTTTTTTGCCCCCCAGTTTTATAATCTATTATTTCAGACAAATCCGAAGTATTAGTATCTATATATCCTACTAAATAAAAATCTGTATACTTTAAAAATATAGGTCTTTCAAATTCATCCAGTCTAGTTACTTTCTTTAGTGTTTCTTGTTCAATATAATCAAAGTTTGAATAATCGTTAATTTCTAAAGCATTACCCACCTTAGTCCCAAACTCAATATATTCATTTGTTTGAAAATCCTCACCAATAATATATCGTTTATAAAAACTATCTTTATCTTTTTTAAATAGTGATATTTGAGAGTAAGAAAGCCTATTTACTCCATACTTATCTTTTTTTGGTAAATCCATAACTTTATTTTTTTATATCTAATTCAGAACAAACACTAAATTCGTGGTCTTTAAATAATGCTGCTATTCCTGTTATTTGTTTAAGCCTTAATAATTCATCCTTATCCATCCCTATATGCCTTAATATCCAAGCATCACTCATACCACTCTCAACTAATTCAGCAACAATATTACTCATTAACTCAACAGAGTGAGAACCTCTTGCCCTGTTATGTCTAATTGTAGATGCCATTCTATTTGACATATCCTTTTCAATCACAGCAACTGGTAAATGACCTTCTTCACGCTCAAATATCCTTTTACTAGTTTTTAATGTGGTGTATCTATGGTATCCATCAACTATCTCATAAATATCTTCCTCTGGTATATAATAACATACAACAGGCATAGTGTAACCATCCTCCCAGATAGACGTTTCTAGTAGTTTCATTTCTGGCGGAGCTACTGCGTTAGGATTATAAGCATTTGCTCTTATTTTATCAATATGTATTCTTTTCACATTGTAAACTGGTGATAAATAATTGTTCTTCGTTTCCATAATTAATTGTTTTTATATTTATTTAATGCATTTTTCTTTTTTAAATTTTGGTCTTTAGTTCTTGAACACCCCATATATGTTAATGAAAAGTCGTTCTTCATTATTGTTATACAAACTGCTTTCCAGTTAGGGCAATGTCTAAATGGTGTTGCGTTTTCAATATCTATTTCATCTATCCATTCTCCCTTTATTTTTATTATTTTATAAATATCTTCTTTTTTACACAAGTTACTTATTTCTTCTGTTTCTTCTATTGTAATTCCTGCTTTTTTAATTGCTTCAATTACTCTTGGATTTCTTCCATAACCCTTTTCAGACCAAGTATTTTTTAATCTATCTAAATGACTAATCAATTTTTTTTTTGTGTCTTTTGGTAAAGTGTCAATTAAAAATTCAGCATATTGCTTCCAAGTAAAATGATTTGGCTTTGATATTTTTTTCCACCCCATACCACTTGTGCCGCCATAAATACCTCCAAAATTACAACCATTAACTCTTCCAACCATTCTGCCCCAAGTATTAGGGTCTATAACCCTATATAGTTTTAAATCATTCTGACCACATTGATGAAAAGGACTAGCAACCCTCATTTGATGAACAGTTAATCCTGCTTGGTAATAAAGGTCATATATCTTATTGTAATCCCAATCGAACTTATAATTAGCCCCCCAAATATCCTCAACATCCCAATCGTAAATAGGGTAAAAATTGTAAGTAAGTTTATTAACCTCCTTGGTATATTTATATTGCTTATACATCTTAGTCCTATTTTTAGATGTAAATATTGCTAACCTAGTTAAACTTTCATCTGCTCTTAGTCCAATCATAACGGCTGTCTTACCATATTCTTTTGCAAACCATTCAGCAAATTGTATCCTTGCATCAAAACCTTTTGTGCCTTTTACAAATTCATAAGGTACATTATTTTCATTAACAACACAATCTAGGTCTGGCATATCCCTTACCCATATATCTTTTTTATCTGAATCCCAAGGTATCCATCTTGGCTCATACATTGAAACAGAACAGGCGGCTGAATGAGGTAGGCATAGCCAATATTTTTTTGGTATATCTATTTCACTAAACACCCTATAAGCATACTCATCAGTATATTTATATCCAGCTTCATAGTCTTGATAGTATAATGCTACTTTGTGTAGCATATCTCTTTTTTTAGCATATTCATACACTAAGTTTAACATTACACCACTATCTTTACCACAAGAAAAAGCAATTAATACATTTTCAAAGTTGTCAAATGCAACCTTTAATCTATCTAAAGAAGCATCATAAACGTTTTTATTTCCTTTTTTTATCATAAGAATATTTTTAATTGTTTGTTTTTAGTATCTCTATTATAAATTTCTTCCCTCTTAATTTCTTGGTAGATATTACACTTCTCTCTTTTAATCCCTAATATTTCAAGATTATTATGATTCCTCATCAAAGCTATGCATATCATTTTATAGCTAGGAACTAAACATCTTTTTTCTAATTCAGAAGGAGCTTCATCTGGTATCCCATTTTCGTAACCTTTAGATTCCCAACTTTTAATATATTTTGATATTTTTTTTCTTGTGTCCATATTTTTAATATTTTACTTGCTATTTTATCTGATTTTATCCTATACTTATTATCTAAAAACTTCCAAGAATACATTGTTATAATATTTGGCACACCCCCATATAAACAACAAGCAGCTTGACCGATATATGCTATCTTATTCATTGATTCATTTGTCAGGTTATGTTCGCAGCTAAAAAACCATTCTTTTGTTGCTTTCTGCATATATTCCTCTGTTAGTTTTGGGTTAGAAAATAACTCAACAACTTTCTGTATCATTAGTTCCTTGTCTTTACCAGATATATTATCATAAAATCCAGCCTTGTAATCCTCCCACTTATCGTGGTGGTGGTAAATTCTTTCAATTTTCTCCATAATCATTTAGTTTTATTGTTGCTACTTTTTTAATTCTCTGTTTTCAAGTGCTAATCTACTTATGGTTAAATCCATGTGATTAATAACTTTTATTGTTCTATTTAGTTCGTTCATTACTTCTAAATATTTATTATTACCAGTTTCTGAAAACTCTTTTTTATACGCCTCAATTTGTCCAAAAAGAAACGATTTTGTGTTTAATAAATCTATCATACTAAAATGGGGCATCGTTATCAAAATTGTTATTTACGGTTAATTCACTTAATTCAGGCTCAATAAATACTCCATTACCTAAAGGGTTTTGACCTTCAATTGTAAATCCTAATCCATAATTAAAATCTAATGATATTGGACTATCTATCGGAGAAACTCTACTACCAGTCTCAGTATCTTTTACCTTTCTAACATACAGTAAAGTTTTGTTCCCCATATATGGATGACCTACTAATCTATGGATAGTTAAGAAGTCATCAGGTCTATTGCCAAATGGTTGACCTCCTTCGCTATGGCTTTTTGATGGTGGAAAAGGATAGTCTGCAAATTCGTGTTTCTCTGAATAAGTCCTTCTTGCTGCCTCTGTTACCACGTGAGTATTAACATAAAGGCTTATATTAGTATTTTCGCAAAAGTTTCTACATTCGTTTAAGAATTTATAATTTGCTGATTGAGTAAACTCTCTATCCAATCCAGTAAAAGGGTCTATCAAACAAGCGTTAAATTTTCCTTCTTTAAATATTTTAAGTAACTCTTCTAATTTGTAAAATGGTTTATTATCAATAAAAGTAAACCATTCTTTAATTTTTATTTCAGCGTGGAATACGTCTTTAAGTTCCATTTTTAAAACTCTTTTACCAGTTAGATATGAGATTAATTTTCTAACAAGTTGACCACCTTTGTTTTCTCCCGAATAAATACACCATCTTATATTGTGCTTTACTGATAAACATAACGCATACCATAAAATAAAATCTGTTTTACCAACATTATCTAAGCCGTTAATCATTGTAAACTGACCTTGCTTATATCTTAACTCGTTATCAAAGTAAGCAACCCCTATCCCTAATCCCATTGCAATTTTACCAGCGTGGTAATCTTGTAAATAAGTGTTTATATCGTTTTGGTTTAATATCATTGTTTTCCGCTTAATTTTTGACCTAATGTTAATTCTTGTTTAACTTCTGCATTTAAGTATTTAGTGAAGTTCTCTAATTTAAGAAAGTGAATAGGAAATAATAAATTATTGTCTTTGTAATATTTATCACTACTAAAGTTTTTAAATGCTTTTTTAAAATCTTCTTTTGTGTATGTATTTTCTAATTCTTTAAATTGCTGCTTTTCTATTGTTGAAAGTTTTTTAATATTAGATTGTAGTTTTATAAATTTTCTACATTCATTAAACCATTCAATAAAAGTTTCGTGTGTGTGATATACTCTTTTCTTTTCTTCTTTTATCTTATCTTCTCTTAATAGTTGAGTTTCTGTTGAACAGGAATTTAACACATGTTCATTTTCTGTTAAATCTTTGTTGCTTTCTTGTTCTAATTTCTTTAATCTTCTTGCTTCTGCACTTGCTTTACCTCCCTTACTTTTTATTTTTGATGTTTCTATCCTTTCATCTAATTGTTCATCTAAAAAACTAATTATAATATCTTGTCCCTTAACCTTAATTAAAGTTTCTTTTATTAAATAATCAATTGTTTCAGATTCAATTTTAAACTTCTTTTTTAATTTAGTTATTGATACATCACAATTGTTACTCCAATAGTATGAGCAAATATTAATAAACAATCCTTGAATACGGTAGTCTTCTAAAGTGATGTCTCCATCAGTCCATTCGGAGCAGAAAAATTTAAAATAAGGTAAGTCTTTAGCCATAGTCGTTAGTTTCATATAAAACCCCTCCAGTAGAATAATGCAGTGAAACGATAACGACAAAGTAAAGCCGCAGTTAAACTACCTTTAGGGTTTTGATTTTAATAATTAATTTTGATACGTTTCATTTTTTTACTTGTCGTTTAGAATAGCAAATATACACTTTAATATTTAATATCCAAACTTTATTTTAATCTAACAATGAAATCAATTCAATGAAATAATTTTTATATGTTAACTCTGATGTAAAACTTTTGTAGCTTTTTCCATTAGTCAATCTAATTTTAGATATTTCATTATCTTTTAATTTTTCAATAGTCGAAGGTGTTAAAGAAAAGTAAGATGTTCCTTTGCAATTAAATTTATTCCAAGAAGTGAGGGTTATTTTATCACCATTTTCAAATAAAATTATTAAAGTATTATTCTCATTACAGCTTTCTAATCCAACCATTGTAATAATTAGATTTTCGACAACCTTCTTATCTTTCTTAATAGAAACATTTGGGTCAATTCTAAATCCAAGAGTTTGTTCTATGTTAGCACATACTAAACCTTCTGAGATACTATACGATACTTTGTCAGTCATATCATCTTTAGTTTCATTAATTGTTAATTGTGCAAAAGAACTTAATGCTAAAAGCACTATTGATACTGTTGTTGTTAATTTTTTCATAATTTTAATTTTTAGGTTTATAATTTATTTTGCTTTGTTTTAATAATAAAGCGAGTTTTCGTAGATGTTTTCAATTACTTCAATTGAATTTGATACTTCTCCAATGTTTGAATCAATTTGATTAACAGCATCTTTTAATTCCATTGTTAACTTTGCATTAATAAGAGAATTAATGATTCTTAATCTTTCTTGATTTAAAGAATTAAGTTCTTTTGTTAATATTCTTAAAGTATAATTCATAATTAAAACTCTTTAAGTTGTTTATATAATTCTGTTTCTTTTAATTCTGTCCAAGCCCCCTTTTTTTTTGGTTCATTAAACAATCGTGATACACATACGCTGTAAGATATACCGTGAGTTTCAAATAATAGTTTATCTACGCTTTTTGAATATAAAACACTATTCATTGATAACCTAACCGTATCAGTTCCATTTGTGTCGTGTATGTTTAATAATGATATATTCCCATTTGCGTAATGCCTTCTTATATTACCTCTCTTATCTATATCATAAAGGTCCTCAAAGCCTTCAATCCATTTCCACCTACTTTCCATTATTCTATAAGTTTATAAATACCATGCTGACCTTTGTTACCAAATCTTGTTATGTGGTCTTGTGGTATTGTGGTTATATTCATTCCTTTTCTTCTTAGTTTGTAGATAATGTCCGAGCATCTGGACGCCCCATATTCATCATTTGCCGTTTTACTTGTAATATGTCCGAACTTCTCTAAATGAAGTTTAACGGCTTCTAATTGGCTTTTTGGTTCCATTGTTTTATTTTTTAGTTATTAGGTTCTAATTTACTTTTATAGTGTTCTATAATCTTTTCCATTTCGTTAGAATAAAAACCGTTAAAATCTCCTAAACTATCTTTGTACTCAAGTTTTTGTTGATAATAGATGTATAAAACATTTCTTAATCTTTGGCTTTTACTTTTACCTTCAACTTCTATTTCAGCACTTTCTAAGGCTTTTATTTCTTCTTTGGTTAAACTACCATTAGATTTAAAGTAAAGCACTCCAGAATCGTTTAAAAGTTTATCTATCTCCATAAACTCCTCTGGACTTTGTTCTAATTGTGTGATAAACGTAAATGAAACGCTTTTATCTTTTTTCCTATTGGCTCTATCAAAGGTTACAGTTCTTATTAAATTGCTCATTTGTTTCTTAAATAGTGTTTATAATCGTTTAACTTTTTTCTGCTATCTCTATAATCTTTATACAACTTGCAAAATGTTTCATCTTTTTTAAGTTCATTATAGTCGTCTGGTTCTCTTTGCCAGTCAGTTAATTTATGTCTTATGCTTTCAGGTATTTCGTTAAATACACTTTCTTGCATTTGAGCGTAAACTATCTGTTGTTCTAAAAATATGTCTTTACTTTTTACCATCTAATATTAAGTTTAAAGTTTCTATTTGTTCGTTTGTCATATCTCTACTATTTAAAGCCTTTAATCTTTCTTCATTAGTTGCTTTATCACTCATTAAATAAGCATATCCATCAGCATCTAACTTCTTTTTGGTTGGTGGTTTAATTGCAACTGGTATTTCCTCACTATGGGTTGTTTCAGTATCATCAATCTTACCTACTGGGGTTAAGAATGTGTATAATAAACAGTTCTTTAAAGCGTATGTTGTTGCTTTTCCTGCTCCTTTATCTTGAGAATCTACACCATGACCGTAACCCGACAATTGAATACTCTCTCCGCTTTCGTGTAACAGCAAATATTTTGTTTTTACCTTAGTAAATATGCTTTGTTTTTGTTTTATACCGTTTGATTTCCCATTGTAAAACTCCTCTTGTTCCCATCTGTCAACTTGTGTTTCATCTGCTATGTCGATAGGTATAATGCAGAGACCATGTTTAGATAAAGCGTCATTAAAAACCTCCTTAACGTCTTGGTCTTTAGTTCCACTATACGAGTGATTTCCCGTCCCTACCTTTGAGTTTTTCTCCATTCCTTTAACGTCTTTCATTACGCTAATAATGGCTTTTGCTATGTTTGATTTATTGTTTTCCATCTTACTTATTTTTTAATTCGTTAATACTTAAAATCAAAACTGAATCTTCTTTATATCCAGAATCTATTAATTGACTTTTCAACTCTTCTAATCCGTTTTCTAATTCTGCTATTCTATCTCTTTGTAAGTATAGTTCTGTTACTAATGTATCTGTACTAATACTTAAAGCCTTTGCCATTTCTTTGTTTTGTTCTTCTATACTCATTGTAAACTAATTAATATTAATAATGCTATTTCATACGCTGATATTATTCCGATAAATAAACCGAAAAAAGCAGCCCATTTTAAACCTTTCCATTCTTTCATACCATTACCTTTAACTCATCCAATAACTTAGCTTGTATATCTTGCCACTCCATTACATCACAACTCC